ATTGAGCACTAAAAGCAAACCCTTTATTACTAACTAAATACCAATCCCCGTTATTATTTAAAATTGTACTTCTGTTTTTATTTAAATTTCTTTGTGCTTTTTTATCTTTTCTTTTAGGGTCTTTATTCCATGCGATTTTTATCTCTTGTGGATATTCTTTAATATCATCACTAGATATTTTATTTAAATCTATCTCGAATCTTAAAACTCCATTTACTTCTTGAGCAATTCTGCATACAGATGTTGGGAACTCATTAAATACAATATTAGTTCCATCATCAATTTTATATAAATAAATTTCACCATGTTTGATAAGTTTTTCCGTCCACCAACCACAGTTATATTTTATATTATATTTATTTAATCTTTTTGCAGAAAGTTCAAATTCTTTCCAAAATAAATCTATATCTTCATATATTGCAGTTGTACTAATTGGGAAAATCCAATGGTCGTATGTTAGCATAGTTGAAAGATATTGTGTCATTCTAAAATAAATTCCACTACTTAAACTCAATTCGTCAGATGATTGTTGCAATTGTAAATAATTTGCTACTGGATTTTTAATAAATTCTCTTAAATCTTCTCTCGAATAACTATATGGTCTATTTAATTTTTCTGTCTTTTTACCTACTGCCATAAAAGAATAGAATTCACTACTATCATCATTTTCTAATCTTTCAACTTTTAAATCAGAAGCCATTTAATCACCTCTATTCTTTTTTTTATATTTTACCAGAATGAATATCCTGACATTGAATCAGAGTTATCTCCAAGTCTTAAATATTCTCGTTCTAATTCAGATGCAAAATAATTTGCATAAGCTAAAGAAGAATACCTATCCTTTCTTCCACCTTTAGGTTCAACAAGTTTAATTACTCCATCGTTACCTTCATTTGATAAATTCACCATTTCATGCATAAGCATAGAAATTTGAGTGTAAGGAGCTATTAATTTAACTTTATCTTCTGTTGATATCTTATTATAACCTTTCATTTTAAATAAAAGTTCTCTACCATCATTTTCATCAACCAATAATTTAAGTTTCCCTCTTTTTAATGTATCTTTTAGTATCTTTGCTATGTCCGTATTAAATTGAGAACTTGCTTTTACACTATAAATTTTTTGAGGAGCTTCTGGGTCAATACATCTTTCTGCCATGGCTTCATCATTCATACATGATAAGGGGTCATAATCTTTATTTAAATCTTTGTCAGTTACGCCTCTACAAATTTGGTCATAGATTCCCATACCATTCCCATGACAATCTAATACAATGTAATCGCATTCAAATTCATCATATAGTCTCATTATCCTCGCACTTTGGTCATTTGTATGTCCACCAGCCATAGACTCCATATATATTAACTTACGAATATACCCTCTTTTAACTGGTACTAATTCTAATATACTATAAGCAGATGCATCATTTTGCTTCCCTTTCATCAAGGCTATGTCGGCTGAAATTATCCGAATAACATTATTTTTTTTAGATGGTTTTGCTAATGATTTTATATTAATATTATAAGTTTCATTAGGATAAACTGGATTTAATAAATTTCTATTAGATTCTATATCATCAAATCCAAAGAATGCTTTATCGCTTTCTCCAAAAAACATACAATCCATTTCCATTTGCCACCCAACTTCATCAATATCATCTTCCATCAATTCATCTATTAATTGTTCTTCATTAGCTAAATTTTCTTTAATTGCAATTTGATAAGGCAACCCACAAACAAAATATTTTTTACCTTCAAGCATAGCCTTAAAATGTATATTTAATCTTGAATATGACCAGTTGAATTTATACCATGCAGAAGATAAATAAATTTCTTGATTCCGTTCTTGATATTCTTTTTTACCTTTATATTCTTTTTTTGATAAAAATCCGGGTTGCCTTGATACTGCAAGAAATCTTCTTAAAACATTCTTATATACACTAAAATCTATCATCCTAAATTCATCAAGAATTAATAAATTTGCCCTTTTACTTCTTGCATTTTGATTCGCTGGCACTACTTTTATCCAAGAACCATTTAAAAATACCACATTAGGGTCTGGGGTATTCATAGAAGTCCTAATACTTCCTTCTATTTCTCTTTCTATCATTCCAGTTTTAGAATAATTTATCAATTCTGGAATTTTTTCTGATACTAAAACCATAGCTTGTTCCTTTGTTTTAGCTGCAACTACAATTTTTGTACCTGGATATAATATACATTTTACTACGCAATATAAACTTGTTAAGAAACTTTTGCCTAAACCCCTTGATGCAAAGAATACTGTATAATTATAATGTATCATTACATATAATAGTATTTTTTGAAATGGTTTTAAACTAAGACCTAGATATTCTTCTGCAAAAACATCAGGTCTGCTTCTGTAATAACTTGCCCATTTTGCAATACTATTCATAAGTTTTTGAGATTTAGTTATATTATCCATATTTTTATTAAAATTTCTAGACTTATCATATAATCCTACAGCGTTCTTTTGTTTATTTCTTTTTACTTGAAATTTTCTTTCCATTATATATCAACCTCATCGTCTAAAGCAGTTTGCTTGATTTTTTCAAAGTCTATAGTATATTTGCTAATAGCCTCTTCATATTTGCTAACCATTTTATTTTTTAAGCCTTTCATTTTTGCTAAATGCCCTATCATATAAGTATCTATATAAGTTTTCATCTCGTCATCTAATGCTTCAGGTATAGGGTTTTCATTTTCAAATTTCTTAATTAAAGTACCAAATGAAACCTTTTCACTTTCATTAGCTCCAGTTTCTTGAACAGGTTTAATATTCGCAGAACCTAATAAATCTTGAAGTGTTTTTAGTTGACTATCTACTTTTTCATTATTTTTTCTTCTTTGTTTAATATCTAATTTTTGCATTGCTATTTCTTCAAATAAAGTTGTTTGTGAATATGAATCGCATTCGTATGAAGTGATTAATTTGTGCCATTCTCTATCTAAAAAAACGTATTCATCATCTTCATATCCTTCTCCCCATTTTTCTTCATATAAACATCTATCTTTCTTACTTATCTTTTTTTTATGATTTGTACTATCATTTATTATATCAACCTCAAAATTATCACTATCAGTAAATCTTTGATTTTTGTAGCTTAATTCAATATCTTTTTTATAACAACCAACTGCACCTTCTATTGTTTTTATTTTTCCAATTTTATAGTTATTAACAATAGTATTCCATTTATCTAATTTATAAGGGATATCTATTCTATACAATAAATCAGTAACATCAGACATATTATCTATATCAAAATCTTTAAGCAAACATGTTTTACAATATGGTATATAACTTCTTAAATCACGAGCATTTTTACCTTCTATTTTTACTTTTGTTAAAGCTTGATTGTTTTTATGCATAGGACTTGTACTTTGCCAATATTTATTTTGGTCAACACTATAAATACCACCGCATTCTACACATCTTATCATATTTTCTGGTATTACTGTATATCCTAATTTTTCTAATTCTTTAACCTTAGTCTTTTCTCCAGCTTTTGCTCCATATGCATGTGGCATTGAATATCCTCTCCTTTTTATGTTTATTAATTTAATTGTATATAAATACATTTTATAATTATGTTTAGACTACTGACTACATCAAGAGAAAACATAGATTTTCACCTATGTCGGAGAGAGTTCTCTATCAGTAGCCTAAAAATAACGATAAAATTTGCATTTTAATTAAACTTATATTATAATAAAATGGGGAGGATTAACTCCCCAAATTTAAAAAAATATAAAAATAAATAAAAATTATAAACTTTTATAATATATCTCCAAGACTAATATCTTCACCTATAATATGAGTAATCAACCCTCTCTCCTTGGCTTCATCTGCATACATATACCATTCTGAACCATACTTTTCATCATATAATTCTTCTTCTATATTCGTATTTTCTAAAACAAAATCTTTGATTCTTTTTTCTTGTTTTTCAGTAAATTTTGCAATATCTCTCATTTTTGATGTACTACCATATCCACCACTAGAACCATCATGTAATAAAATTGTAGAATTTTTAAATGCTATTTTTTTATCACCAGCTAATAATATTAATCCTGCCATAGAATATGCCATATCTAAAACGACACAATCTACCGGTGTTTTCATCGACTCCATAATATCTATAATATTATATCCAGTTGAGACAATTCCACCATATGATGCTAAAAATAAAGTAATCCTTTGTCTACTAGAAATATCTTTTCCTTTATCTTCTTTTTCCCATTTTAATAACCATAAACAAATATCTTCAATATCATTCTTAGTAATTTCATTATTAATAACTAATTTTCTCTCTGCAAAATTTTCTTCCATGATATCTTCATACCACTTATCATTATTTGCACCTACCATTAAATTTGCTTCTGTTCTTTTATTCATATCATTCTCTCCTTTATGATATTTTATTTTTATTTTAAAATCATTTCTATATTTATATTATCATTATCTGAACAAACAAATATTGATTGGCTAGGATTTGCAAAATATCCTTGATTAAATGCAAATTCATCAACCCCAACTAAACTTCCGTTGATATAAATCTTTGAAAAAGCATCTGTAATTCCTTTTTCACTATGCCAATGACCTAAATGAACATAATCTACCCTCTTACCAATCACAGTACTCATATTTTTTAATACAGATGAAATATTATGTGCCTTTAAATGACCATGTGCAAATACATGTACTTTTCCATCAATTTCAATCATACCTATATTATCATCTATTTTATTTTCTATAAAATCTACTTTGTCAGATAAATTTTCAATCAAAAAATAATCAATTAGCTTTCCAAAATTTTCCTTTTCTATATGCTCTTTCCAATTTGATGTAACTCTTGAATGATTATCTAAAGTTGACAAATATTTTATTTTTAATCCACTATCATGTAAAACTTCAATTAAATATTTTATCATTTGGTATGCTTTTAAAACTTGATTTATAGAATCTTCTTCTTGCGTAATCCTTGCAGTTACTCTAATAGAACCATCTATAATATCTCCAATATTTGCAATATACAATTCGCCTATATTCATCATCTTGCAATGTTTTAAAGTCTTAGCAATCAATTTATCTATTCTTTGTTTTGAGATTTTTGAATTATATTCATTAATATAATTTTTAAAATCTTTACCGATATGCCAATCGCTAATTTTTAGTATACCTGTATTACTACCAAATTCAATCGGTTGAACATTATTATAAATATTTGGCTCTATATGTTTAGAAGCCTCTATAATATATTCTAATAAATGTTCTATCCTTGCATCATCTCTTAAACAACTTCTCCATTCTCTTAATTTATCAGCTGTTTTAACTTTCATTTTATATAATTCATCTTCAGTATTTTTGATTTGTTTAATTATTTCATTTTCTTCCGTATCTGTATATTCATCAATAACAACATTATGAACTTTAAGCCAATTTTCATAAATTTTCCTATGCCTTGACTCATCATAATCCACCTTTAATTCTCTGTTACAGATTTCTCCCGCTTCTGCTAGACTACTACCAGTTGATTTGAAATAATCATATACCCTCCATATAAAATGATATTCATGTTCATTCTTTTCTTTTATAAATTCCATTTTTTCAACACCTCTCTCCTTGTGTTTGCACGTTCATTTGAAATAATCTGCATTTTAATCTACAGTTTTATGCAGATTAATTTATTATAATGTATATTTAATGCATATTTATACATAATTATATATAATAAGTATCATTCCTTTGTGGAATAAATACTTTACCATAACCTTTTTTATCTAATCTTTCTTGTAATAAATCAGCAAATGGGTATTGTTTTTCTTTATCTCCATGGTTTAAAAATATTAATCTTGAATCAATCTCTGAATAATATTTTAACATTGAATTATGATTTATATGACTTGAAAAACTTTTTAATTGTATTGGTGTAGCTTTTTTACCATATTTACGATTATCAATTTCAACTTGAGAATTATTCATAATCTTATATCCTAAACTACCCTCACCACCATTATATCCTGTAAAAATAACATAAGAATCCTTTTTTGGCAATTCTTTTTTAAGATAATTCAATACCCTTCCAGCACATAAAAATCCACTACAAGCACAAATTAAAGCCGATTGATTACTATTCATAAATGCCACAGATTTGTTATAATCTTCTATTAAAGTTAATTTATCCCAAGAAATTATTTCATCTATCATTTTTTTATTTTCGCCAGTCATAGTTTCACTATAAAATTTTAATAATTTTACTGCAAGAGGTGAATCAATAACTACTGGTACGGTTATAATATCTCTATTTTTGTATAAAGTATATAAAATCTCCTCTGTACGTTGATTAGCAAAAACACAGAATATCATTCTTGCATTATTTTTTATAGTTTCTATAATTGTTTCTCTAATTTTTAATTCTTCTTTTTCTCTAGTTTTAATCCCATTATGCTTATTATTCATAGCATATGTAGTTTCAGGAATTAATACATCACATCTCTTAATCGCTTCAAACCCATCTAAAAATGGTTTATTAGGTATAGAGATATTACCTATATCTCCAGTAAAAGCAATTGTTTTATGATAGTTTTTAGGCTTATCTTCTATATTTACAATTATAGATGCACTATTCATTATATGATAATTTGGTAAAAATTTAATTGTTGTATATTCACTAATTTTATATTCTTTATAAAAATCACATTCTATAATATGGTCAATCATTTTATCCACATCTTCTTGCTCATAAAATGGTTTATAATCTTTATTATAAGATTTTTTTAAATATTCTATATCTTTATTTAAAATTTTTAAATTATCTTTAAATGTAATTTTTGCATATTCTTTTGAATTTGGAGGCGTATAAATTTTACCATTAAATCCATTATTAAATAAAGCAGGTAACATCCCTGCATGGTCTACATGACCGAAATGTGTAATTAAAACATTTTTAAGAGATTTTACACCAAACCCCATTGATTTTTTATTCATAAGATATTGGTCTTTTTTATTAGAATGTTGTATAAAACCAAAATCTACTAAAAATCTATCTTTTCTATAATCTACTAATGTACTACTACCTGTTACATCATCATAATTATTACCTGTAAACTGAATTAAAGTTTTATACTTTTTATTCTTTTTAGCTCCCATAATTATTAATCTCTCCCTCGCTTTCATTTCTGTGCAAGTATTTCTTATTAGTTTTGAGTTTTTGCAATGAATTTTTGTCGCTCATTGCGAAGCGTATTTGTATAATCAATGATTATTGCCCATTGTGAAGCATTTTATATAAAAATAGAGATGAAGTTTTTAATTTCATCTCTTTTAAATATTGTATTATAATGTATAAGTAGCTTATTTAAACTCCCTGTTAATTATTAACTTCTTGAGTCGCTCTATACATCTATACTCTTCTTCACTGTCTTCCTATTTTAATAGCACCCTCTATACCCTAGTCATTCCAATGGTTTGAAGGTGGTTTCTAATGGTGGTTATAATTATCTTTTTTTATTATATTTTTTATATTTTTCTAATTCCATTTCCCTTGCACATTTTTCACAGTATTTTGTGCGGTTTGATTTTTGTTCTATTAATTTATTACATTTTTCACAATTTGAAATATTTTCACCCCTCCATTTTAAATAATATAGAACAATTTCTCTAAAATCAGTAATTAAAATTTCAGTGTCTTCATCAGAAATAAACTCATCAATGTATAATAACTCTAACTTTTATCCATATACAATTTCTTTTGGATTAGAGAAATTTATCATATTATTTTTATATAAAATATTTATTTTTTTATATTGTTGGACTCTATTTCTTGTTGCATTCGTAAATTTTTTAAAATAATTCCTTATTTTACCTTTGTAAAATTTACTAAAACTATCTCTTTTTAAATTAATAATTTTTTGGTCTACTAATATTCCAAATGCGAGTCTTTTTGCTATTTCATCATTAATTAATTCTATTTTATTTAATTCATTTTTAGATATTCTAATACCATCATAATTTTTAAAAACTAAATCTTTTCTTGAAAACTTTCTAATTACATCAAAAATGATATTCATATTTTTAAGTATGATTTTATTTGAAAATCTATCTAATAACAATGGATATATTTCTTTTAAAATACCGTCAATATCTACAATTCTAATATTTTTATCTTTTATTTTTTTAACATTGATAAAATTTTTATAACATCCAATTGTTAAATATTTTACAACTGCATCAATCTTTAAATACATATGTTCACCATTTAATATTTCATTATAAAATTTCCGTTCGTTCAATATCACTATAAAACATCCTCCATTTTAATATTTTTGCTTTTCATGGTAAACATTTCTCCTGAAAAACTTATTACCCCATTTTTATCTTTAATAAAATAAATAATTGTATTATTATTTAATTTTAGTAAATTGTTTATTATTATATTTCCACATAAATCCCATGCGAATTGATATTTTTTATCATCACCATAACAAATATCTAAAACAATATTACATAATTTATCATTACTTATTTCAAATTTATCTATATTCTCTTTTATCTTATTTATAAAAATTTTTTTATTTTGACTCACTTGTTCACTATTTAAGACT